GAGGAACCATACCGGACCTTCCTCTGCGAATACAGCGAGAACACGGTTATCGGGACGAGCTATAACGACAAAACAGGCGTGGTCAAAGTTCACCGGACCGAGATTTTCGACGCCACACATAGGCTCGTTGTCAGCCAGAGAGTGAAAATACCCAGGCCGTGCCCGGAGATAGACGAGTTCATTAAACAACTCTGCAATGCCGCCAAGGTGTTGGAAACGAACAAAAGATCAGGCACGTCTATCTACCGGTACAGGACCGTCGGAAGCGGCGGAGACCATTATCGCAACGCATTGAATTACTTCTATCTCGCTGCCGACGGCTGTAGAATAACCCGGAGCCACGGTACCGGGCGCCCGCGACCGACGTATGCAATTCACGATACGGTAAAATTGTGATATGGATTTTGTGGTGCGGATATATTATTTACCCGTATAATATTCCGGCATTGGTAATAACATAAAGGACTGGAAAACATGAGCGGTCTTTTTGCCAAACCGAAAGCCCCAAAGATGCCACCCGTGCCCCCCCCCCCTGCCGTGCCCGAAGCCGCACCGGAAGCGGAAGAGCAGGCGGCACGGCGGGCAAGGCGAAGGTCGGGCTTCCGGAAAACCATTTTAACCGGGGCGCTGGAACCAGAGGTCACCGGCAAGAAACGCCTGTTGGGCGGATAATGCAAGGAATCCGTAATGGATAGACGCGCAGAATCAATCATAGCAGAGCGGAACCGGGAACGGAGCAAGCAGGCTAATTTCCGCAGTCTATGGCAAGAGACTGCTGATCTGATCTTTCCGCGGGAGAACCGAATAACCAGCTCCACGACCGCAGGTATCGATAAGAGCCGGGACGTATGCGATACGACGGCGATTATGGATTCGCAGGATATGGCCTCCGGCCTGTCCAGTACGTTTATCCCTCCAGGCCGCAGCTTCTTCGGTTTGAAGGTCAGGGACAGGGAACTGGCGAAAAATGAAGAGGTCAACCGCTACCTGAGCGAAGCGTCCGAAATCACACACGACGAATTATTCAGTTCCAACTTCCTGCTGCAACTCAACGAGACATTGCGCTCGCTGGTGGTATTCGGGACCGGGAACCTGTTCAGCGAATGGGACAACAGCACGGGGAGGTTGAACTTCAAGGACTTCGATATATCGCTGTACCAGATACTGGAGGATGCCGGCGGCAATGTTAATACCGTGATACTGACATTCGATAGAACGGCAAGGCAGGCCGCCGATGCGTTCGGAACAGAAAATCTCGGCCCGGAGATTCTCAAGGCACTGGAAAAACCGGAAACGGAAAATAACGCATTCGAGTTCATACACAGAGTAGGACCCCGCAGGGATCGCAACGTGCGGCTGTCCGATAATCTGAATATGCCGTTCGAGTCCGTCTATGTCGATGTCAAGGGACGGAAGATTGTCGCCGAAGGAGGTTTCGAGGAATTCCCGTTCGCCGTGGTCAGGTGGATGAAAAGCTCCTACGAGAAGTATGGGCGAGGCCAAGGCACCGAAGTTCTGGGCGACGTGAAAGTTCTGCAGCAGATCAAGATGGATTTCATCGAATGTGGCAATAAGTGGAATCATCCGCCGCTGGAAATAGAGGACACTTTCGAAGGTACGCCCAACATGAGCCCCGATGCCGTGAACTTGGTAAGAAAGGTCGGGACGATTCAGGGGATTTCGCCTACGGCAATGGGGAACTTCCCGATTACCCGCGAAATGCTGGAGTTTCAGCAGGATATAATTCACCGTGCCTTCTTCCGGGATGTATTCGTTCAGTTGGCCGACCTGAAAGGCGACCGGCGCACCACCGTGGAAATCTACGAGAGGATCAAGGAAGGGCTGCGCCGCCTTGCCCTGCCTGTCGCGCGTCTTGAAAGCGAACTCTTCGACAAGGTGATTACGAGGTCCGTTCTGCTGCTGATTCGCAATGGCCGGATCGCGCCGATACCGCCGGAACTCGCGGGCCAACCGTTTGGGATTGAATATACAGGTGTTCTTGCCCTGGCGTTGCGAAGCCAGCAGGCCAAGGGCTTCATGCAGTTCGCCGCAACGGTCGGGGAACTTGCCGCGATATTCCCCGAGGCGACGGATATTATAGATATAGACGATGCGCTGCCCGATATCGCAAGATCGTTCGGCGTCAAGACGGAACATCTCGCTTCAGAAGCACAGATAGCCGAGAAGCGCCGAATACGAGCGGAGCAATTGCAGGCTCAGCAGTTGCTGCAAGCCGGAATGGCGGCTGCGGAAGGATACGGCAAAACGAATAAGGCGCCCGAGGAAGGTTCTCCGGCAGGCGAACTGATAAACGCGGTCAAGGAGTAATACAATGTCTGATGAAACCGTATGGACGGTTGATGGTGTTAGATATCAGATGCTGCCGCGGGGCAATGATAGGACTGGGCCGATCCCAGAAGGCCATTACATAATAGTTGCCGGCTTCCAAATAGACGGGCAAGATTACAATATTGCTAATGTATATGCGAATGATGTGCCTTTCAGTGAAAGCAAAAAACAATTTACCGACCTGGCTCCGCATGTAATTGAGAATACTATGGAGGCCCTGGCGTGGGACGGACTTACTCGTGAAGAACGGTTTGATATTACGGAACAGTATATAATATCCACTAAAGCCGAGTCTATCGATATGGAGGGTCAGATTTTTTACGGCCTTGTCGATGATGACGATGATGAGTCTCGAGCACCTATAGACCAGGATGGTCCTCAACCATTTGATTCCCCGGATAGTCCTCAAATATTTGTAGACCCGGAAGTGTGCGCAAAGAAGTGGTGGTGGAAGAAGAATCGCTACCGGTACATGACTACCTTAAAGGAGTAAATAATGCCAAAGGCAATGGAACGCGCATTGAAGAGAACAGCCAGGAAACGCGGGTACGGGAAAGAGCGGACGGCCAGATACGTCTACGGCACACTCCAGAAATATAAGGCCAGGAAAAAGAGAAAGAAAAAGAAATGACGGATGAGGACAAGAGACTTATATCGGCATACCATGCGTTCTTCACCAGTCCGCAAGGCATGTTGATTATGAAGGATTTGTCGGTTCGATGTTTCGAGCACGATAGTACCATCGTCTTTGACAACCAGTATGCGACGGCCTACAATGAAGGACGCCGTTCCATACTGCTCGGTATAAAACGGATGATCGCAAAGAAATTGGAATAGTACGTAAAGGACAAAGACAATGGCAGAAGGATTAGGCGACCCGGAAGGACTATCGACCCCCGATATTGATACTGATGCAAGTACTGACACGGCCGCTCTACTTGTGGACGCTGACGGCAAGTTCAGCGAAGGATGGCGGGACCTGCTGGATGAAGATTTACGCGAGGAAAAGAGCCTGGAATCCATAAAGGATATCGGCAGCCTGGCGAGGTCTTATGTCCATACGAAGCGAATGGTCGGTGCAGATACGATAAAAGTGCCCAGCGAGAAGTCAACCGAAGCGGAATGGGAGGAATTGTTTGACCGGATCGGAAGGCCAAAGACCAGCGATGAATATGAATTGCCGATACCGGAAGAGTATAAAGAGCATTACAACGAGGATTTGATTCAGGCCGGACGGTCACTGTTCCACAAGATCGGACTCAGTCAGAAGCAGGCGCAGGCGCTGTGGGCATTCGAGCAGCAGAGGCTTGAGAAAGCGGTGGCCGACCAGGCTGCAAATGCTGAAGCGGAAATGCGCTCCGCAGAAGAGGCGCTTCGCCAGAAGTGGGGGGATAAGTTTGACGCCCGCATACATCTGGCCAACCGCATGATTGCGGAGAATACCGCCGATGAAGAGAATAAAAACGCCGTTGTGGCGGCAATAGGCAACAATCCTCATGTCGCCGATTTCCTGGCGAATATAGGTGAGAAGTTTATTGAACATAAGGTGATTACCGATATCGACGGGAGCCATTCAGCAGCGCTTGATCTGGAAAGGCAGATTCACGAAGAGATGGCAAAAGATGCGTACAAGAACGCGCAGAATCCCGATCACAAATTAGCGGTTGCCAAAGTGGCAAGACTATTCGAGCAAAAGAACGCAAACGCCCAGCGATTAGCCGATCGGGCCCGCTAGGCGATAATCGGTCGGACTACCTCGCATGAGGCCCGGAAAATGGTCGTAATCGACCCGCAGACCGGCGATAGGTAGGAAAGACCCTCAACTCGTAGGACTATCTTTCCGCAGTGTGAATATGTAACAAAAACGGAAAGGATAGACTATGAGTATGCAAATACCCGTAGCATTTGTCGATCAGTTCAAGGCCAATATCCTTATGCTCTCGCAGCAAAAGCCTGCGAAGCTGAGGGCATGTTGCAGGCCCGAACCGGTTACAGGTGATACGATGTATGTGGAGCGGCTCGGTCCCAAGGACGCGCAGCCGCGAGGTGCCCGGCACGGCGAAACGCCGATTTCCGATGCCGAACACACGAGACGCAAGCTGACGATGGTCGATTATGTCGTTCCCGCCGATATTATCGACGAGCCGGACCGCTTGAAGATGATCATCGATCCGCAATCGGCCTATGTTCAGAACCAGGTGTTCTCCCTGAACCGGCAGATCGACGATGTGATTATTGCCGCGCTCGGCGGCCCGGCTTACGGCGGTCACACCGGCGGCACAACCATCAACAATTACGATGTCGGCGAATGCCGTCTGATTGAGTCCGACGGCAGCCTGGCAGATGCGGGCAGTGATTGGTCCGACAAGACCGAGACCGGACTGACGATCGACAAGATACTGACCGCCAAGCAACTTCTCGACGATGCTGAAATCGACGAGGATAGACAGCGGTATTTCCTCACGAATCCGTATAATATCAATCAACTTCTGAATACTACTGAGGTCAAGAGTTCAGACTACAATACGGTCAAGGCTCTTGCCCACGGTCAGATTGATACGTTCCTCGGGTTCAAGTTCATCAAGTCCACTCGGCTGGAAGCCGACGACACGGATACAGGCGCTACCAAGTGCTACGCGTTCGCGCAGGACGCGATTGTACTCGCTGTAGCGGAAGAGCCTAGCGTACATGTCGATACCCGGCCGGACTTGCTCGACTCGGTGCAGGTGTTCAGTACCCTTAGTATCGGCGCGACGCGCGTCGAGGGGCCAGCCGTGGTCGGTATAACGCTAAAGACCGCGTAGAAAGGAGATTGACATGAGTAAGCAATTCAGCTATCCGTTCAATCCCATTCAGTGGCCTGCGAGCCCCCATGATAATACGGGTGACGATAATCTTGGTCTTTCGACCAACGATGCTACGCAACGCTTTACACTCGGGACCCGGCACATAGCATGGGATGGCAGTCTCTACAAGTATTGCAAGGCCGCTTCGACCTATACTTCCTATCAGATGGGAGTGTGGGACGAAGGGACCGGCGCCGGCGTAAGCTATGAGGCTCCAGCCGCTGGTTCCCCCGCAGGGTCGAAAGTAGTTACACTCACCGAAGGCTCGATAACAGAGAATCAGTATGCAGGCGGCTATCTGCTGATATTCCACGCGACAGGCGGCGGATCAGTATATGGTATCCAAGGCAATGACGCAACAGTCGGTACTACGACCAGGCTGTATCTGGACAGGCCGCTTGCCGTGGATGTGACTACATCTGACGCAATCGAGCTTTATGCTAATCCGTATTCCGCCGTCAAGCAGGGCAATTCCGGCGGGACGCAAGGCTTTATCGGCATTCCGATGGCCCTGCTGACCGATAATTATTACGGATGGGTGAAAACTCGCGGTCCGGCGTTTGTATCGCCGCAATCGACCGTCGGCAATACCTATCTCGGCGGATGCTGGTGGAGGCATGATGGTTCCATTGACGTACATGGTAATATTGGCACTTATGTTACGAGTCAATATGCCGGATACGTGATGGTTGGCGATGCCTCAGGCGACGGACCGTTGGTTATGCTTCAAGGCTCGTTCTAGAAAGACTCTACCAGGAGTTTACTAGGAGTTTACTATGACAATGTTCGACAAAGACGGTAAGCGGATTCCGCCAAAAGAACCGAAGCAGCGGAAAGACAAGAAGGCCGTAAAGAAAGATGGACAAGAAGTGAAGGACAAGAGGTGATGGAGATAATTCCTGAGAGCATGTCACCGCAGGAGCTCCGGGAAGAGGTAAACTATCGGACTGCCAGGGCGGGTTATACTACCCGCTCTGGCGAGCCGATTATGCCGAAGATTCGATCGATGCCCCTTACGGAGCAAGGCAGACGGAACTACGAACGCATTTTTGGACACAAATAAGGAGTCATATCATGGCTGACGATTTTACGAGCGGTGCTACTTCGGCGGTTCATGCGCTGAGGGCATACGTGACCCGTAATCCGTTCAAACACTTCGGCGGAATGACCAAACAGGACTTTGACAACATGTTCGACCTGTTTGTCGCCGAAAATGATGAGATAAGCGCAACACCGAGTTTTCTCGATGCGGCCGAG